GAATAAAATAATTATAAAGGATAAGCAAACTGTATATGAAGCAGCTACATTTGGTAAATTACCTAATGGAACATATGCCGGTCAATTAGGTCATGATGATTTAATAATGACATGTATAAATAGTTCTGAATTCTTCTTTACATTAGATTTTTCCGATTTTGCTGAAGAGATCCATGATGTTGCAGAACAGCACATCCAAGATAAAATTGATGCTATCTTAGAACAAGATGCAAAAGGTGGGCAACTGAACTTTGACATATACGACTTGGTATAAAAAGTTACAAGTTGTTGGATATATAAAAAAAGCAAATAAAAAAAATAATATAAGATGGCACTAGATCCGAAAATCGCTTCGATTAAAGCAGCAGGAACTTACAGATTTGAATTTGATAAATCTCAAGTAGTTAGTATTCCTGCTAATCAGACAAGGTTAATTGTCGGTTTCTCTAAAACAGGTCCTTTTAATACTCCGGTATTTGTACCTGACACCGCATTCTTTAAACAAGTATATGGTGATATTGACAGAAACTTAGAAAGAAAGGATTCATTTTTCCACAGAAGCTGTTTAGCAGCATTGGAAAGAGGACCAATTCTTGCACTTAACTTATTAAACTTAACGGCTGCCGATAAGGTAGACTATATTAAATTTGGCACAGCAGCAACTCCTGAAGTTCAGGATAACGAAGGTGCCTTAGGTGAATATGAAAAATTTTATAACAGAGATAAATTCTTTTATCCTGATTCAGATGCATTCCTAGATAACGTAGGAGCTAATAAATTAGATTTTAGTTCTACGACTACTAATGATATATTAGATATGGTAAATTTAGGACAAAATCCTTTATCGGTTATTGTAAGAAAGGCATCAGCTGCTAATTCAACAGGATTTAACGTAACAGTTGAAGAATGGTATGGAGCTGCTAATGTACCAGGTTTCTTAAACAAAGACAGTTTAGTATCTGACTTTTTAGTAGATATATTTGTAATTGATGGAAACTTCGGTGGTGAGTTTGGTACTGCCACTCCTTATGAAAGGTTTGCTGCAGATCCAATATTCCAAACTTATTTTGATAAGGTACAAGGATTAAAGAGAAGATTATTTGATTCTGATGACAGTGATACAAAAATTGCTGAATTCTTTAATGAATCAGAAGTTGATGTAATTGCAACTTACACTGCATCACTTATTCCTAACTTTACAGACTTACTAGGAAATAATCTTTTTGTAGAAAAAGTTGTAAATGCTGACACTGCATCTACTGGTTTATTTGTCGCTGTGAATGAAGATTTATTTGATGGTGATACTTTAATTGACGGTGTTGCTGGTGGTATTGATTTGATAGGACATAACCTTGAATATACACAAGCTACTGCAATCCAAGATGATGTTAGATTTTTATCATACAGTGGATCTATAGTATCCGATTTAAGTTATGCAGGTGCAGGTACTGCCGCAACCTCAGTAACACAAACCGCAGAATTAGTTAATGTAGTTGATTTAACTTCAGGTGATGTTCAGATACAAGTTCAAGGTAATACAGGAGAATCATTATTTGATGCATTTTCTACTTTCACTGCAAATAGTTCAACCGCAGTAGGTACTTATATCCTAACACAATCTGGAGCTTCCTTCGTTCCTGTAATATCATCACAAGTTGTTGGTAATACAGTAACAATAGTATTATCAGGTGAAGGTGGAATTACTTCTGCTGATTTTGAGGTATCAGGGTCTATTACTTATCAATATATTAATGAATCTGATTTTGGTTTTGTAACTGATCAGGTTCCTGTGAATGATACTGCAAGCTCAAATATTATAGGTGGTTACGGTTCGGCACTATATAGCCAATTTTCAAACGGTACTCTTACTGATGGCGATGAAGCTGTTTTTGTAGATTCATTTGGAACTCAGAAAACTTCATTCTTAGTGTTTAATGCTCTTAACTATCCGGCTATTCATACTGCTAACCCAACGGCACCTGGAACAATTATTCCTATATCGGATTCTAATTATTATTTACCATCCGTTGCAGTAACACCTTATGAAGAGGATGCATTTAATAATGTAACTCCACATAGCGAATTTAATTTAGGTGCAAATTCAATATTCTTAAATTCTGATGGTGTTGCATATGCTAATGGTATATTTGGAATTCAAACATTAAAAGGTGCAAATAATGTTTCTATAGATATTATTTCAAATTCATTAACTGAACCAACATTAAAACCTAACCAAGTATTAATTGTATCTGATAATCCTGATGCTGCTGATGTGGTTGTAGGAAATTACTTAGTACATTTTGAAGGTGATGCTAATACTCCACATTCAAGGTTAACAAGAATAAATGTTGTACAAGGTGGATTAACTAATGCCGAATTTAGTACCATTCCTGTAGGTAAGACTGCGTTGTTAGTAACTTGCCAAAGTGAAATTGCAACAACAACCGCTGCAGGTATTGTTAAAGTAGAATTATACTATCCTATTGATAAATGGGTTGATTACTTAAATGTATTTACATTAGATGGTTTTAAATTAACTTCTAATCATGTACCTAACGGAACTAATGATAGACAAGTTGAAATACTTAACGGTACTTTAAATGGAACTAATTTATTTAAGGCATTAACTGATAGAGATGTAATTAACTTTAGATATATTGTAGATACATTCGGAAACGGTATTGAAAGCGGATCTAAAGCGATCTATACAATATTGGCTTCTACTAGAAAGAATGCTTTTGCAATATTAAATGCTCCATCTGCTAAGGACTTTAAGGATAATCCGAATCCATCATTTAAAGATCTAACTGGAAGTTTATCATCTAGATTTATTTCTACTGGTGGTGATCTTGCATTAAATCCTACTATTAGATACTCATTACCTTCTCAAACACAAGGTGCGAGTTGGGGAGCATTCTATTATCCTTTCATTACTGTTAGGGATTTAGGTAGAAATATAAATGTTGTACCAGCTGCATATGTTTCAAATAACTTTATCGCAAAATATGAAAACGCTTTACCGTGGTCATTAGTTGCCGGAGTTCGTAGAGGTGTTGTAGGTGGAACAGGAGTTGTAGGATTGGAAATCAATCTTGGAAAAGAAGACAGAGAATACTTAGAACCATTTGGATTGAATCCAATTGTATTCCAAAGTGGAACTGGGCCAACAATCTTTGCAAATAAAACTGCACAGCAGACTACAAAATCTGCTTTAAGTTCCATTAACTGTAGAGAGGTTGTAATTTATATCCAAGATGGAATAGAAGCAATTCTGAAAAACTATCTGTTTGAATTCAATACAGCTCAAACTAGATTGGAAATTAAAACACTTGCTGATAACTTCTTAGCAACGGTTCAAAATGATGATGGTGTTTATGATTACAAAAATGTAATGGATGAAACTAATAACACACCAGAAGTTATTGATCAAAATGTTGGTATCTTAGATACATACATTGAACCAGTAAGAGGAATGGAAATTCTCGTACAGAGAACTACTATTTTGAAAACAGGAGCTATTAGTTCAGGAAACTTCCAATAAGAAGAAACTAAAAGAGAATATATAAAAAAAATAAAATAAACTATGCCACTACCACATTATACCCAATCAAGGGCCAGTAGCCAAAGGTACGAACCAGTTCAGCCTAACCTTTTTGAGGTGACAGTATTTTCACCACTAGGGGATGATACGGGTTTAATCTTAGAGCAAGTTAAAACTATTGGAGGTTTAAATAACTTAAACCCTTCTGTAGATGCAATCGGACAGAAATACAAATTTGCTGACCGTTCATTTGCAAGTATGCCAGGTCAAACATTTATGGATCTGACTGTTAACTTTAGTCTTAACCTAAATGAAGCTAACGAAAATTACATTTACAATACATTCCGTAATTGGTATAAATTAATCTATGATCCATTAACTGGTGAAATGGGATTAAAGAAAGACTATGTAGGAAGTATGATCATTGTACAATACAACAGAGCAGGTGATATTTTTAGAAAGATTACTTGTAAAGATGTATTCCCTACAGGTCAACCTGATTTTGTAGATGAATTAAGTTATGAAACTCCAGACGCAGTTGATTTAACAATGACTTATCGTTGTGATCACTGGGTTGAAGAAAACGTAGGAGCATAATAAACTCTTAATATTTTTTATAGAAAACTGGCTCTAGGGCCAGTTTTTTTATCTTCACTCTAATATATATTATAAATTATATAATCTAAAATATGACTATCTTTAAAGTAGAAAACACAGTAGATGGAAAAGTTTATGTAGGTTATTCAGTTAATGATAACCCTAATAATTTAGGAGCAGGAAAATATATTAAAAGAGCAGTTAAAGATTTTGGCACAAGATCTTTTGAAAAGATTACCTTAGAATCTTTTAATACTGATGAATCATTAAGCCATATAATGGAAAGGCTAGAATATTGGATTAAAAATTATAAAGCCGATAATCCTAAATATGGATATAACGAAAGCGTACAGGAATTAATTCCACAGAAAAAGAGACTTACAAAAAAATTACAAGTACTCTTAACACCAGAAGACGAAGATAATTTAAATACTATTATTATTCAAAAGTCAATGGAAAATAAAACGAAACCGTTGCCAGTATCCAGGTATGTAAGACAATTAATAGTTGAGCATATTGTAAAGGAAACAGCACCTGAAAAACAATTAATAAAAACTAAATAATTATGAGTAGTCACGAAGACAACGTTAAGAAAGAATTTGAGGCAGCTGAAGGTATAGTAGATACTGCAGCTGAAGTAAAAACAAATGATGAAGGTAAAATTACTGAATTAGGTAAAGTAGATACTACAAGAGGATCTGGTATAACTTCAGTAGATGATCCTGAAATACAAAGAATACAATCATTAACAGGATATGTTAAATTAGATTTAGCAAACTTTCCATCAGGTGGTCAATTTTATAGAGAAGATTTTGAAATTCATATTAGAGCCGCAAGAGTTGGTGAAATTAGAGAGTTCTCTACATTAGATGAAGAAAATATTTTAGATGTTGATGAAAAGCTAAACTCACTTCTAGTGAACTGTACAAAAATTATGTATGGTAACCAAAGGGGATCTTATAGAGACGTTTTAGAAGAGGATAGAATATATCTAATCCTATCTATCAGGGAATTGACATTTAAAGATGGTGAAAATAAACTGATGATGCCAGTTACAAAAAAGAAATGTAAAGCTGGAACATGTAAATCACAAGAGTCAATGGAGCTTAGAACAGGTAATCTTCAATTTAATGAACAAGATGAATTAATAGAAAAATACTATGATCATCAAAACAAATGTTTTACGGTTCCTACGAAAAGTCATGGCGAGCTTACTATTGCACCTCCTACTATAGGTGTTATGAGAGCCATTACCGATTGGATAAGAAAACGGGAAGAAGAAAATAAATCTTGGGATAAATCATCCTTACAGATATTACCTTATATACAAAGAGAATGGAGAGGATTTAATGATAAAGAAATCTTTTCGGCAATAACATCATTTCAAGGATGGGATGCTAGTAAATTTTCAATAGTCTACAGATTAGTTGAGAAAGCGAAAATTGGAGTCAAACCTCAGTTTGTATATCCATGTGAAAGTTGCGGTGAGGAGGTCGCCGTTCCGCTCACGTTTCCCGGCGGGATCAAAGCTCTCTTTATTATTCAAGATATCTCATCTGAACTTTTATAAAGTAAGAGTTCTTATGTTAGAAAAGTTGCATCTCCAGCCATCAGAGCTGGATTTGCTTCCTTACTATGAGTATGAGTATACATTAGAAATGTTTAATGAGATACTTAAAGAACGTAATGATGATGAGAAACAGAATACTCAATCCTATGCGGATAAATATAATACGGACAGCATGTCTAAATCTATGAACAAACAGATGAGTTCTTTCAAAACACCATCTATGCCTAAGATAAGCATGCCTAAGTTCTAAATAAATATACCGAATGGCTGCAGTAACTCTTAAAGATTTAATGGATCCTCTAACTAAAATAGAGAAATCCGCGGAACAGACTAATGCAAAATTAGATGCTCTTATTGAGATGCAAACTGCTGGATCTGGTGGAGGTGGTTTGGAGCAAGCGATAGTAGATCAATTATCAGCTCAAACTACTTTATTACAGCTTATTGAGAAAAACACCCAAGGTGGTACTGGCCTTTCAAGTTTATTTAGTAGATCTAAACCTGATAAGAAAGCTGCTGCCACTGCAGGTGAAACTTTAAACCTTTTAGGTGTTGGTGCTAAGTCTACAGCTACAGGAATGTTATTGTGGATGTTGGTACCTAAAAAGACCATCACTAAATTCACTATGTTTGTTCAAGACTCATTTGAGGCTTTAGCAAATTCGGATCCTAAAAAAGCTAAAGAAGGGATTGAAGTTTTAGATTTAATGGGCGGCGCTATTCTTAAATTTTCTAAAGCACTCGCACTATCTGCACTTTTACTTATTCCTGGTATGCTTGCTATGCCATTCCTATTAGCTTCAATTGTTGTAATGGGTGGAGCAATGGCTTTACTAGGAGCAATGAGTAAAAGAATTAATAAAGGATCCAAGGCTTTAGATAGAATGGGCGATGCCATAAAATCTTTCGGTATAGGGTTAGCATTATTTGCAGTTAGTACTATGTTTATCTTATTAGTTCCTCAGGTACTAATAGGAATGGTTGCTACTCTTTTATTAATTGGTGGTGCCGTTGCTTTAATTGGTGGTAAGAAAATGTCTAAAAGAATTAGAAAGGGATCTCTTGGTCTTCTTATTTTAGGGGTTGCATTAATACCTTTTGCATTAGGTGTATTAGCGTTATCTTTTGCTACGAAAGGGAATAGTATTGGTGATGTCCTTATCCAAGGTGCTACAATATTAGCAATTGGCGCTTCTGCTGCCTTAGTTGGTAAATTTGGATTAAAGAATATTTTAATGGGTGCTTTGGCTCTGGTGGCAAACGGATTAGGTATGATGGTATTTTCTATGGGATATAAAGATTTTGCTGAATCAACCAAAGGAATGACTCTTGGTGATGTTGGTGTTCAGGCATTGGTGCTCGTAGCAGTAGGTGGTATAATGGCATTAGCCGGAATAGCGGTTGCTGCCACTGCAGGTACTGCTCTATTAGGCCCTGCTTTATATGCAGCAGCCGGTTTAGCATTACAAGAATTGGCACCAGGTTTACTTGCAATGAAAAAGGTAGACTATTCTCAAAAAGATGCCGAAGACTTATCATTTACATTAGGTGCTGTTGCAGCTGCATTTTCAGGAGTTGATCCTGAGGCAGGTTTCTTATCCAATATTGGTAATGTATTTAGTAGAGTTGTACAGAGTGGTGCCGGTGTTGCCGCCGCTGCAATGTATGGTGCTGCTGGTTTAGCATTACAAGAATTATCAAAAGGTCTTACTAAATTTAAAGCTATAGACTTTACACAAGAAGATTCAGAAGATCTTGCTGTTGCATTAGGATCTGTTAGTGGAGCATTCGCACAAGCCGGTGGAGAACCTGCTAGCCCTGGTGGTTTATTTGGTGCAGTGTTTGGAAATACCTTTAGCCCTAATGCAACTGAAAGAGGTATTGATTCTGTAATGGATTCTGGTAAAGCACTTTCATCTGTAGTTGATGGTCTTGCTGCATTCTTGGATCTTAGAAAGAAATATAAATTAGATGCAAAAGCCTTTGAAGAGGACGGTTTTTTAAATGTAGCAATTACAGATACATTAGGTTTCTTAAGTAAAGCATTTGCCACAATTGGCGGAATGGAAGTTCAAGATGGATGGGGTCCATTTAGCTGGGATGAGAACTTAGTTGAGAAAGGTATTGATGCAGTTAGAGGATCAGGTAATGCGTTAACTGATATAACTACTGGATTAAAATCATTCCTAGATTTACAAATAGAATATGGATTAACTTCTGAATCATTTGCATCTGACGGTTATTTAGCTACAGCTGTAAAGGATACTTTAGGTTTTGTTAGTAAAGCATTTGCTACAATTGGTGGAATGGAAGTTCAAGATGGATGGGGTCCATTTAGTTGGGATGAGAATTTAGTAGAAAAAGGTGTGGATGCAGTTCAGGGTGCAGGT